TTCTTATTTTTATATGCTCGGCTCATAACTAATCAGTCGGACCAGATACTGACAGCATACTAGGACCCCTTCTCGGATAATTAATATGTATGCCCGGCTTTTCAGCCACACCAGCACGCTGCTTTGGGTATAAACCATCCAAATCACCATCTCCGTCAAAATCACCAAATCCCAGTTTAATAGAAGCACCATGAGATGCTTTCTCTTCAAGATACTCAGGATTATATTTCCTTTTGTATCTTCTTTGTGAAATATTAGTTAGTTTTTTATGACGGTATATGCGCTGCTGCTCAGACATATTTTAGTCTCACGATTGATACTGGTTCATGCCTTGCGGATTACTGTTCCCCATGCCGGCGGTTGCTGCGGAAACTCCATCCTTTGGCTCATTAGCATTCTCCATAGCCGAAGCATTATCACCCAACATCTTAGCTATCTCAGCTTCAGATTTTGGATCGGGAGGTGCTTCGGCAGGTAGTAATTCATCAGTTCTTTCAAAGCCCATAGCATCAAGAATACGCTTGAGCATAGGACGAATAAACGGACGCATTTCGGGAGGTGATTGAAAATATCTGTCTTGTGTTTGCAATGCGAGATTTGCTTTCTCTATAGCCCTTTGACCTTGATCCTGCGACAAGATGACTCTGGTATTTATACCAATGTTTCTGATCGCATCCGGAGTCATTACTCCAAAGGCTCGAACATCGCCTTCCATGTATTCAAAGACTTCTTCTTCATCCATCGTTGCCATGGATACTTGTACAAGTTTAGTCAAATGCTCCTCAAATCCACGAACAATTCTACGCATCCAACGACGACCAATCTTAGAAGCTTCTCTTAATGTTGCTTCGACTCCAGTCGCTGTATTAGCAGGAGCTAAGGCTTGATAATCTCCCTGTGCCATATTGGAAACTCCCAGCCAGAGCTGAACGATTCCAAAAATGAAATCTATAAGATCCTGGGTGCGTACATCAACATTTGGAATCGCAGAGAATTGTAGAAAATCATCAATGTTATATTGATCCTTTAGTTCAAAGATCTTACCCGCATGGAGTTCAACATCTTCAGGCTCATCCTCTACGGCCTGCGGGTTAACACCTATGACCGGATTAGCAGCAAGTTCATTCCTATAGCTTTGAGAATTAAACTGTTTATCAACATACTCCTGAAAAGAACGGATCCTTTCCGGAAGGCTACTGCCGCACCACCGATTTCTTTCTTTACCAATGGATACGGCAGTATAGGGAATCCTGTTGTCGGGAGTAAGTTTTGCCACAAACTCGTAATAAATTGGTTTCTCAGTCTCTGGATCAATAAATACACAGAATTCCTGAGGCTGTCCGGTTCCGAGGACATCTCTTTTTATCCAACACTCTAAAACTTGAACGCTTGGATTTTCTTCATTATCAAAATCTAAATTCTCAGTCCTTTCCTCATTCTTTTCAATCGGACTTCTTGGATTTGCATCTTTGTTTACTAAGTTAAAATAATCTCCGAAGGATAACCAATCACGCTCAAGAAACATATTGTTAGCCCAACGCATATCTTTATCATACATTTCTACAATGATATCGGATGAATCTAGGGACTCTGCGGTTGTCGGACAGAGGAAACGATCGGAATCTATGACCTCTGACCTAGGACCTTTGTACTTCACCTGTTGGGTCGGAACTCCTTGGGGTAAAGGTTGAAATTCATGGACTCCGGGGATCATTTGAAAGCTTGGATCTGTTGCCAAACGCATCTCAGTCTCTCCGGTCATTGGATTCATCTCTGGGATAAATTGTGCCTCGCCTTCAATGATTGGACCTTCGCCAGGGATCTCTTCAAATTCTCCCCGTTCATTATTAAATAGTGCGGTTCTTTCGTAGTCGTACCAGGTGGAAATTTCTTCCTTGTAGGTAGATTTCAAAATCAAAGCCCGTTGGATGAAAAGATGAAGGTATGATTCTTCAAGTCTCTCACGGGTCTTGGCCACATCCTCAAGCTTCCAGTTAAAATATTTATCAAAGGCTTCCGCCATTTCAGCATCGGCTGCACCCTGAGCTTCAAATTTAAAATATGGAGATGTTCCTGTGATCTCATCTTCTGCCCGTGCCATAAAATGATCAACGATCAAGGATGTCATGGGGACTGACATATTAGAATGACTGAATATACTGTCGTGCCCTACCCGATCGCTTCGATCATTATGGTAAGTTTTCCACGACAGTTTGTCGTGCTCAATTCTTGCTCGGTTATCCTCCTTAAGTTGTTTAACTCTTTCGAGTACATACTTTACGAGTTTATCCTCCTGCTTCTTGTTTAGCTTTAGATTCGTTTCCTTCATTTATGAAATTCCGAGCGATTGCGCCTGCTTGATGACCTTAACCATTAGATTTAACTCTTTCTTCTGAAGATCGTCCACCCGTTGGGTTTTCTGCTCTTCGGATAAAGACTTGGATCCTTCGATCTGTTTTTTCAGTCTACGCATCTTATTCTTCTGCTTATCGAGCTGGCTAATCGATGCTGATAGTTTTAATAGCTCGCGGTTATCTCCGAGTACAGCGGTGTAGGTTTTTGCATCAATATTCTTTGCTGCCTTTACCGCTTTCTCTGCATTCTTTACTGCGTCCCGAACTTCATAGAGTGTGTTTCTGGTCGCAGAGCCGTAGGTCGTGGCTCGAAGAAATCGATTGAACATCGGAATGTCATTCATGTTTCTTAGCGAAGACTCTCCCTGAACTCCGGTAATCATAGCGCCGAGTAATGAGTCAGCTATTTGTCCTGGACCGCCAAGAAAACCAAGAAGCGCATGTCGCATTTCATTACCTGAAAGATCGAACTGCATGTCTTCGTCGGAAGAATACATGAGAGGATTATTTCCGAGCATACCTTGAATGGACCCTTTTACTGTATCGCTTCCGCCCATGAATTCATTGATTGCTTTGGATAGATCTGTCCAATGCTGAGGGGTGCTTTTGGGATCCTGTAAGTATGCAGGTTTTGGTACTTCAAACGGTCGGTCAGAGTTTCGGATAGGGTTACCCATAAAGTTCTTGTTCGCGTAAAGCTCGATCAATGGAGTTACCAGAGAAGGTGTTCCGATAGTTGCTATGGTTGAACCACCTATTGGGTTAAAAGCATTCATTGAACTCTCCATAAGACGGGTTGTCCCTGCAATTAAGCCTTCACCACCGCGCCCCATTACATTCTTTGCGAACATATCCGCGGCCACCTGTCCTACCGTCCAGAACAAGTTATACCCAAGAGGTAGAGGGATACTGAAAAAACCGGTGTCCTTTTCGTCGTTAAAAAACTCGGGAAGACCTGCGGGTAGAGGTAGTATAAAATTGGTGTCTCTTTTGTAGCTAGAGATTGTATCATAATCCGGAACCTCTTCGTCTTCGTCATCGTCAAGTAAACGGTTTATCAAAGCTATGGTCATGGATGCCGCAGCGATACCGCCGAACATGGTGATCTTATCCTTGGTGCTTCGTCTATTCCAACTGGTGACAAATCGATGCATAGAATTCATGGATGCTCCGAAGAACACATACAATGATCCAAGTGCCTGAGTGAGGTTACCTTTTTGGTTGAAATCAACGGTTACATTTCTAGCAATAACGGCAGCTTCATCTATACTATAGCCACCTTTAATCGCGGCCCAATATGTGGACATACGAATAGAGTTTTCAATCGCAGTATTTGAGCTTTCTACAAAATCGTTAAGACTTTTGAGACCTTTTTTAGTAAGCCCTTTCTTGGACTTCTTTAAGTCTTTTTGTATCCCTCTAATTAGTTCGGGAACAGACTCATGTCTGAAATACCCAATCTTTGCCCCGTTTTGTTTTGCGACCTGATACCTAGCGATGTCGGCCAGGGGATGCGTGGATTTAGCAAGTTCAGCTTCGGGTAGTTTTATGAGTTTATTAATTTCAGGATTTGTGTTCGGGTTATCACCCTTCACAATCATATTTTCAGTTTTAAATATTGCTTTTGCAAACTTACTGAGGTTTTTAAAATTTAACGCATCTTTAAATATCTTTTTCTTATTATCCTCGGATAGATGGATAGCGGCGGTTCCTAAGTCACGGAAAAAGTTGGGGATGATGAACGCCGGATTCATGGAGGTAAACATCCGTGCCATAAATCGAGTACCAACATTGAAGAACTGAAGTATAGAAGGTAGACTCTCATATCTTAAGTTCTTCATGGTATCTGCCATTCGAAGTCCTTCAGGTGTACCCTTCAGTTGTATTAATCTAGCTATACCTTCTCTACGATACACAAAGGTTAGCGGGTCGTCTTTATATACGGTACTAAGCTGCCTTTCGACCTGTATCAATTTATCTCCAGTATCTGGGTATTCATATAACTTCTTACCCTCGGTCATTTTATAGTCCGGCTCGAATACCTTATCGAATTCCGTTTTGAGCTCCGCGATCATGTTCTCGTCGAGCTTTTGTAAATCGGATAGAAAACTTTCCGCTTCCGCAGATAGATAACGACCCTGGAGCTCAGAGCTTGGGGAATCTCTCGTAGAGTCTGGATTTTCGCTATCGAATTTTTCTGGGTGTGTGAGTTCTCGTATAGCTTCAAACATCGAACCAAAGGATTGAGCAACTTCGTTCTTTTTAGCTAATATTGAATTATTAAAATACTGATTAATAGAAGTTGCGAATACAACCTCCGGGTCAGGACCGTTGTAATCTGGAGTACGGCCAAAAGCGGGTCCTAAAATACCTTTACTTTTTGGCTGATCAAAACCTTTTCCGGTACCGCTTCCGGCAGCGCCGAACTCTTCCCACGCGGTTTCGCCGTCAAGATAGTTCTGAGTCTCGTTTTCAAAACCCTGCATCGGAGCATAAGAATAATTGCCGATATCCTCTGGCATGATCACTGAGCTTTTACTCTCTTTTGACCAATCAAACCGTGATGACGCTTTAATCATAGCAGTTCTTTCGCGGAATCCTGTAGCCCCAGTTTTTTCTTTATCTAAAATCTCCTGGATCATACCGGAACCGACAAGCTGGTCTAAGGCTTCCATATTCATCTTGTAGTAAAAAGGTAGGGCTTTCTGTGCGAACGCTTTAAAGTCCTTATCTTTTTCCATACTTTCAACAACCTTGATTGCGGCATCGGTTTCAATACCTGAAGTAACAATAAATTCTTTGCCTTTGTAATATTTAGCCCGCTCCTTCTTGTATTTAGCTGAACCCTCCCCTTCTTTCTCCTCCTTCGCAATATCGGCAAGATATTCGTCGGCTCGTGCTTTCAATTGTCTATTCCTTGAAGGAGCGGCACGGGCGAGAAGGTATTCTCCAAAAGTCTTAAGATCGACACCATGCTCGCGCATAAGATCCTTGATTGGATCAATAAATCGTAGCTGTGCCTGCTCGACAGTCTCATACCCCTTACCAAAATATTGATGCAATCTTCCGTGGACATTTAGTTGATCGTACAAGGGATGATTCTCATCAATCCCGACCTTCTTAAGAATATTTACAATCCCGCGATGGAATTGCTTGAGCGGATCCGCACGATCCACGAAATTCATTTTGAAGCTGCCCTTTTTAAGACTTTCGCCTTTTTCCTTTTTCCATTTTTGGAACTCTTTTATCTTTTCAGGATCGCCCGCGATCTTGGATAGCAG